TATCACCTAAGCAGGCTTGATAAATGATATCTATCTATCTGTATTCCCACGACTAGTGAGTCTGGAATACAGACAGATATATATTAAATATATATATCAAGACATGCTTATGTCTATTACTAATGTGTAGCTGAACAATAAGTAAGCTACGGAAGGAGATTAACATGAGCGAAACTAAAGTAGCGAGAGCTACATCTAAAAAGCCACAATACAAAGTTGTATGTGGATTAACAGGTGAGGAAATCACCGAGTATCGAGATATGCTATTCATCTCAACCTATATAGACGGTGAAAAGAAATCGATACCACTCCACCTAAACAAGTGGGCTATATTGGAACTCCATAATGGAAGTCCAACTAGTAAGAAATCAAGAGCAGCTAATACTGCGACTGATACTTCTGAAGTAGTTGAGACTGAGACTATGGATGAAAACGAGCCTGTTTAGTAGGTAAGTCGTTAGAGTCTGTTGGGACGTCCCCTTGTCCTGATAGACTCTATAGGACTTATCCAAGTCCTAATGTAATTCAATCTAAGAGAAAGGAAATCTATGAATGAATTAAAGTTCAAGAGCAAGAAAGTATGCAGAGTATGTCTGTATCCTATCGTGTTCTATAAGGATGCATACTACAAGAAGGGTGCAAACGGACAATCATATCCGCTGAACATCCATTACGTAGACTGTGCAAGTAAAGTCTTTGTTGAAGGACTTAACGCATGGGAAGTTAGTAGTAGAGAACTATCTAAAGTCCAACAAATGCGATTAGTCTTTAGATAAAGACAATCCATTATTAGCAAGAGTAATAGATAATGGAAGGAAAGATATGCGATTCAAATTAATGTCGGAATATCTAGCACATGTACATAATCATTGGATGGATACAGCTAATCCAACTGATGAAGAAATAGATATAGCTGAAGATTACTATATAATTCTAAAGAACTTTATCTTTAGAGGTAATGAAAGAAAGGAAACTATGGTAAGTAATAGACCTACTGCCAATGATATTGAAGCTACATTGATAGCAAGAATATATAATGTATCCTTTGAAGACGCTAAAAATGGTACATGGACTACAAAATACGAAGAAGAATAAGATGGCTGCCCTTGTATTTCGGTGCGAGGGCAGTATAATAGTAGCAACGGAGGGCAACTATGAACGATGAAGAACAATGGAAACATTGGAATCAAGATGACATCAATCAATCGATTGGTAATACTCTAGCGAGTATATTTAATGTCATCGAATCACAGCAAGAATTAATAGATATGATTGCTGAAGTAATTGGCTTATCGCCAGACGAAGAAGAATAATAAACAAATATGTTTTCCTTCTCGTGTCGACTAATACCTTCACGAGAAGTAAAACATTAGAGAAAGGAAAACTATATGGAAGAATTAAATCCAGAAACCTGGGATGAACTTGATAAAGAAGCACTGATGCAAGTCATAAGGTGGACAATTAATGACGTTAATACTTGGGCTAACAACGATAGTGTTGACGAAAAAGTACGTGGATTTGCAGCCATGCTAGAAGAAGCAATTCTATACCAGATAACTAAAGAGTTGCAGAAACTAGAGGAAGAATAATGAGTAATAAACCAATTGATGCTACTTATCTTGTTAATTCTGTAACAGATTGGGAATGGCAAGACGGAGAAAGTCAAGAGGAGGAATAATGGCTAACAAATATACGTTTAAGTATGAAGGTGAGCGTTCCTTCTTAGCACCGTCACTAGAGCAAGCACTTGAGATGGCAGAGAAGGACCTTGAATATATACATAAGAACTTAAACATGAAAGTGTTTAATATATCTGGTGATACAGAGTTCAAAGCAGAAGGGACAATCTAATGCCAAACTGGACAGACAATCATCTAAAGATTCAAGGTAATGAAGAAGACATTACAAGATTATTAGATGATACAAAACTAGGAGAAGAGATATATCTCACCTTAGCTAAACCTATGCCAGCAGTATTCAAAGATATACATGAAGGATTTTGTACTATCGATGGAGAAAAAGTTGATGTATGGAGAGGTGGTACTAGGTCAGATGAACTAGGACCAAGAGGTGAAGATGCAATTGCTGTAAAAGATGATGAGAAATCTGAGATGCTTAAATTATATGGTACATATAAGAGAAGTGATTGGCAGTATATAAACTGGGGAACTAAATGGGGAGACTCTGAAACAAAAGTAGTCTATGAAGATGATGGCTATATAGAGATAAAATTTAATAGCCCATGGAGTGAGCCATATGTACTGCTTGATTATATAGCTAGAGAATATAATTTATCTATAAAGAATAGAGCAATAGATGAATTTGATTTTGAAGGTGAAAATATAGTCAAGACAGAATTTCCATTGGATTGTACACATGAAGAGCTTGTGAAAGAAACTTCCGAGCAAGTGTATGCAATGCAGAAAGCAATTGAGGCTTTGTAATGGAAGAAATCAAATCAAAAGAGATGATAGCTTACATGAGTTGTGCTTTATGTATGGAAGAATTGCCAGATGATATGTCACCAAGAGAATATGGAAACCTAGAGATAGGAATTAACATAGACAATCAAATGCTAATTGGATGTGCAAGACATGATGAACATGTTGGTGCATTCACACTACATGAACAAGTAAACATGGAAGCTATGGAGAGAGGATGTGATTGTTGTAATGACTGATGTATATCAAATGGTTGACACAAATTATAAAGTAAAAGATAACTGTTTAACAGTTGACTTTTATTTCAATAATGATATAGATATTCTAGAAGCAACTGAGCAGATAGATGAATTAGTATCATTAGCTGATGATGATGAAAGTTTTACTTTTACTTCACATAGACCAGCTATATATACTGTGTCACCTATGAGTGACATAGCAGATAAAGTTAAATAGATTTTCCTTAACGCGATTGATAAGGATAGCTATTCACACTGGAAGTTTCATAGTTTACTTCCCTTATACTGGCAACAGCATAAGACCAGAGTGTGAGTAGCCTGTAGCACATAGGTTAAAGTACCAATGTAATAAGAGAGAACGATTAGCTAATCTTATCCTGTGTGTTACAGGGTACATAAATAGCACACGTCAGAAGGTAGGTTTGTACCTGACTTACTTGCCCTGTTAAATAGGTATAGACTTACCTTCTGACCTGTGTTTTACTAGTGTCTTACACAGGTCAAAACGTAAGACAGAAGGAGAACTATGATTACAGTTATAGAATCCTCGGAACAAAAGCAAACGAAATATATCGTAACGATTTCTTATGTGGCTGGAGACAGTCATGACGATAAGAATCTAATGCCAAAGGGTGACGACAAACCTAGGCAAATGATATATAGATGCTACGTATGGGCAACCAGTATGGTTGATGCTATACGACAAGGCGTTGAAGCAGTGAATATAGAGAAAGCTGAAGTGATGTCTGATTTTGTTACGAGTCATCCTTTGTATGGTGGTAACGATAGTTTCACTAGAGATGAAATTAAAGATATGTATCAACAGGCCATTGAGATGGGAATATTCCAGACGTGGATGATGATACAACCTACTGCTATACAATGTAACTTAGTAGATGATGAAGATACACTCAAAGACATGACAGTCGAGAGTGTAATGCATCATGCTAGTCATATCGGTGACGAAGCAGAAGATTTCCTGAAGGAGGAAGGTAATGATACCTGATGGAATGAGACCGGCAACACCACCAGAACCATACAATAACAGGAAGGGTAAGCAACCCAAGCTGTTAACTGATGACAAAGTAAGAATACTTTTGTCACAGCCAGAGTCATGGTACATAATAGGTACACAAGACAAATGGATTAGTGGTGTCAAGGCAAACATTGAGTCTATGACTCAAAGAAATATCTCACACTTGAAAGATAAAGGTAAGTTTGAGATACAACAAAGGAAAAATAAGGACGGACAAGTAGATATCTATTGTCAATTTGTCCCCTATGAATAGAGAAAGGAGCTAACATGACCGACTTAGATTGTTGGAAATTGATTGGTTCTGTGCTAGGAAAGAGTAGAAGAGTCTTACTCTTCGGCCCTCCTGGTACCGGAAAGACGTATAGTGCTGTTAAACAGTCGCCTCCATTAGATATGGATGGTAAGCAGAATGTTTATCAGATAACTATGACAGAAGATACCGCAGCTGCGAACCTTGAAGGGTTCTTTAAGCCCGCTAAAGATGGTGGGTTTGAATGGCATGACGGTATTGCTATACAAGCATGGAGAAATGGTGGAAGATTGGTTATCAATGAGATAGACCATGCATCACCAGATGCCATGACTTTTCTACACGCTATTCTTGATGACCAAGATATAGCTATGTTGACATTAAACAATGACAGTAAGGAGACTGTGAAACCTGCTGAGGGTTTTCAGGTGGTAGCTACCACTAACAGTCCGCCTGAGTCATTGCCTTTAGCGTTAAAGGACAGGTTTCCTGTAAAGATATATGTTGACACGATACATCCTAAAGCTATGGAGAAGTTTCCAGATGAGTGGCATGATGTAATCAATGATACCACGTTAGTGGAAGACCCGGAGGAACGTATCTCAGTACGTGCATGGACAGAGTTCTTTGCATTGCAAGAGAAGGGTTTCTCACCAGAGGGTGCAGCTAAATTAGTCTTCGCTGATAAAGCAGAAGAGTTAATAGATGCTGTGACCCTTGCTAATGCGTAGGGATAAGGCTTATCCATATCCTGAAATAGTAACTGGTGATAAGTGGACTGTTGAAGGTACGCCTGATAACAGTCCAGCAGCCAGTACAGATAATCTCAATAAGCAAATGCATGTCCCTTTGGACAGGCAGTGTGAGAACTGTGGCATAAATCACAGTCGTATGATTAGAAGACATGAACTTGGTCACGCCAAGTGGAGTCCTAAGACAATGGGTAAGTTAAAGCCCGGTGTTAGAGCTGAAGCAGTAGAAGTACTAGAAGAGATAAGAGTTAACTACTTGTTATTGAAATCTAGATTACCTATTGAAGAACCAACTGAATGTATAGAACAAATAAGAATAAAGTACATGAAGATGGTTTATGAATCAAGCCTAGCATCATTAATACTATACGGCCTAGCAAGTATGTGGATGGTACCTAAACAAAGTGAAGGTAATAGCTACTACAGTCATAGGTGGGGAGTAGAGTATCAAACTCTACTTGAATGTATAGATATAGCAGATAACGATAGTAACTTAACAGACTTAAGAAAGGCTGAGTTACAATTTGTTAGAAAGGTATGTGACAGATTTTATTATGATATAACACGTCATAATACAGGACAGACACCTAGCTATAACAAAGTAAAGAAGAACGCAGAGAAGTTAAGTGCAATACTTGACCAGTTCTTAGACAAACCTAAGCCAGAAGAAGTATTCAAACCAGAAGTAACTAGTGAGGGTACTAAAGGTGAAGGTGAGGAAGAGACAGAGTCAGAAGGTGATGGTGAATCCAATGAACTAGACGGAAGTGTAGATTCATTAGAACGCAGAACCCGTAAAGACTTGACTGATATGATATACAGAAGTAGTAACGGAGTAGGATATTGGGGAGAGATGGAAACACATAATCCTCCATTGACTGTGAACTTACAGAGTAGACTGAAGACAGGTAGGGCATATCGTCCAGCTGACTTCGGATACAATCCTAAGTATATCAATAGATACTGCATTGATAGAAAGATATTCAAACAGAAACAACATGTATATGGTGGAACTATATTAATAGATGCATCAGGTTCAATGTCGTTTGATGGTGAGGATATCCTAGAGGTAATGCAAGAGTTACCTGCTGTAACTATTGCTATGTACAATGGTCTCTATGATGGAGGTCATCTACGTATCATAGCAAAGAATGGTATGAGAGTAACAGAAGAGTATCTAGACCAATGGTCAGGTGGTGGGAACCTAGTAGATGGGCCTGCCCTAGAGTGGTTGAGTACAATGCCAGCCAGGCGTATATGGGTATCAGACATGCATGTGTTTGGTGCAACAGGTGCGACTGATGGTTTCAATCTATTGAAAGAAGTTAATGATTTATGTAAGAGACATAGGATAATTAACTTGAAAGATATAGAAGAAGTTAAGGAGCATGCTTTAAAATTAAACATGTGATACAGTGGTAAGGATTAATGGTCATCCCGCAAGGGAGCAGAGACCTCCTTTCCTCTGTTAAGCCTTAATCAGAAGGAGCTTAGAGCCGGAAGAGAACTCCGGACAAGGTAATTCAATGATGTCAACAATCAACCTATAGTGAACACTCCTTCGCTTACCCCTTTAGTTCTGCCGTCCGGGCTTTCCTCACTCACGAGGACATAAACAGTAACAAGACTTTCGTGGTCTTAGGATAGACCACTCATCGTTCGTTCGTTTAAGCCCTACCGCAGAACTTCCGGGGTTACGCGAAGAATGAATCAAATTATTTATATAAATACCACACATACTATTAAAAGAATGTAACATGAATAGTATGAAAGATATAGATAGTCTGTTGAAAGAAGCAGAAAAAGGAAAACAATCATCAATATCTGAAAGGATAACTGATGATGCTATGCCTTTCTGGCAGGGATGTGAAGAACGTATAATGGCAGGTCGCCAACTTAAACCATATGTAGTACATAGATTACTACGTGAAGAGTATGGTATTAAAATAAGTGAATCAGCTGTACGTAAACACTTCATGAATTTGGCAGAACAGCATGGCGAATAATAAGAAAAAAGATATAGACGAGCTGTTTGCTGAGGCTGAATCACAAAAGATTCAGGAACTTAAAGCAGATAACTTAAGAATACTTAGGCAATTAGATAAAGCTAAGAACAAAAAAGCTGACTTAATTGATGCTATGTATGAGGCTGTATCTACGAACCTAAGAACATGGGATAAACCAAAGATTCCCAAACCTACTATTAAGAAGAAACAAAAGACGGCAGAAGAAATAGCTGTTGCTATCTTGTCAGATGTACAACTTGCAAAGGTAACACCTGATTATGATACGAATGTAGCTGAAGCAAGGGTGGTTGAGTACGCTAATAAGATAGTGGACTTGACAAACATTCAACGCAACGCACACACAGTAAAGAAGTGTGCGGTTCTTGTTGCTGGAGACATAGTAGAAGGGGAGCTTATATTCCCAGGCCAATCACACTTAATAGATTCAAGTCTATATAGCCAAGTGACAATAGATGGTCCAAGAATCTTGACAAAGTTCTTTGACATATTACTTGCTAACTTTGAGGAAGTAGATGTTACTTGGGTGATAGGGAATCACGGTTCCCTAGGAGGGAGAGCCAGAAAAGACTATCATCCTGATAGTAATAGTGACAGAATGCTAGGAAAGATAATGGATATGGTATATGTAGATGAGAAAAGAATATCATTTATGATACCTGACAGTATAGGAGACAACCATTGGTTTGGTATTGCTGACCTTGGTAAGAACTGTAGATTCTTTGTATGGCATGGAGATAATGTACGAGGACATGGTGGATTTCCATGGTATGGTTTCGGTAAGAAACTAATGGGGTGGAAAACACTAGCAAGTAATGGTTTAATGCCTGACTTTGACTATGCAATAGCTGGTCACTTCCATACACCTACAACAATGTACGTTAATGACATTAGGTTATGGGTTAATGGAAGCACAGAGAGCTACAATACTTATGCACTAGAACAACTAGCTAGCATGGGTAGGCCCTGTCAGTACCTGTTGTTTGCTAAGCCAGGTCACGGAGTTACTGCTGAATACCTTGTAAATTTAGAGGATGTATAGCTATAATAAACATATGGCAAACTTAATTGTCAAGTCTAAATGGAAGTTAAGTAGTATAGAATACAATGGTATTGGTGAGAAACCAATAGTAATACTAGCTAATGACCAAGGTGATGTGAAGTTTGTGCCACTAGAACGGGGCATTACTAACGTTGCAGAACTAGTAGACTTGGGTAAAGAAGAGGAAGAATAGATTTATCTTATTCGTTCGTTAGACTTTCGACTTACTCACGAATAAGATAATATAAATAAGGAAAGGAACTGTTATGAATAATAACGTTGACTTGTTGTCCCCATTCCCACAAGAAATGGTGCGTAAAGCACCTGCTGGGAAGTTTGGAGACTACGTACCACACGCTAATTATGTAGAAAGACTACGTGATAGTGGTGTTACATACTCTTGGTCATGTGAACCTATCTATGGTACATATGGTGGAGAGAAGAGAATAGTAGGTGCTAAAGGCACCATTACTATAGAAGGTAAGGGTTCATTCGATGGATTCGGAGATGTAGATACTTTTAAGTTATCTAACTCTAAGTTCAATGATGGGTCTAACCTTAAAGACGCAGAGTCTGATGCATTCAAGAGAGCCTGTATGAGGTTTGGTCTGGGTGTAGAGCTTTGGTCTGGTAGTAAACAGACTGAAGAAGAGGCTAGAGCTGCAGTAACTGAAGATAAGATTGAAGTTACTAAAGTTGATATGCGTAAGAAGGAGAACAAACCTTCTGCTGAGGATAAAGAAAGAATGAATGACATTATGGATAGCATTGTAGGAAATGATACATAATGCAAGACATTAACTTTATCGCAGAAACAGTTAAGACTATGTGTAAAGATGTTGAGTCTACTGAAACTATAAAGAAGATAGTAGGTTCAGCTAATCAATACGCAAAGTTACGTAAATTTCCAATGGATAAATCTCAATGGACAGATGAACAGCTTGATATGTACTTTACATACATAGAAAAAATTGTTGATATGCCTACTGAGTTTACTCAAGGTGACTTTGATACTATGAAGATAGAAGAAAAGTTATCAGCTGTTGGAATAGAAACAGAAAACATAGAGCCAGGCATACAAGAAGCTGGCGATATGTTAGGAGGAGTAGTAAAGAAGATGGCAGAACAGAATAAATATCGTGATGACCTTAAATGTCCTTACTGTCAGTCTATGGTATATGACAATAGGAATAGTAAGAAGGGTGAGAAAAGCCCTGACTTCACGTGTTCTAGCAATGACCCTGCTGTATGTGGTGGTCATACTGGTAAATGGCGTAAGTCATGGTGGCTAGATAACTCTGATATTCCTAAGGAATGGAACTTGGAAGGAGAGAGTAATGATTCCTGAATCATTTAGAGGTGTACAAGTACCTCAACATATAAAGAATAAGACACAGTTAGTAGCATGGGTATTAGAAACCTTTATGGAATCTGACCCTATAACTAATTGGGAATTTGTGACAGAATTATATTGTCATAGATTTGGTGGAATATTATTTAACCTTAGAAAAGAAGGTTATAAGATAGTAACTCTACCTACAAAGAAGAAGGGACTAGTAAGTTATTACTGTACTGAGTTACCTTCGAGTAGCACTGCTACCATTAGCTAATGATAGAAGTAATAGTCGGGTGTTTGTTTCCTATGATGCTTACACCTGACAGTCTATCTGATTTCCAAGAATGCCGAGTCACTGAAGAACATATAGAAAATGTAATTCCATGGTATTCATTGGTATCAGATTACTTTAAAGAGGAAGACATCCCGCGTGCTTTAGGGATTATACATTGCGAGAGTAGTGGTAGACCTACTGCGATAGGGAATAACACTAACGGTACAAGGGATGTTGGACTCTGGCAGTTTAACGACAAGACCTGGGCATGGTTAAAACCTAAGCTAGGTATAGTAAGTGATAGGACTAATCCAAAGGTAAGCACAGCAGTTGCTGCTTGGTTAGTCTACAATGATGGATGGTATCATTGGAATAGTAGTAAGCACTGTTGGAAAGGAACTAGTAATGACTTATTGTATGTTGAAAAGAAATCATAATGCTATATAAAAATCAGAAAAAGATTGTTGATAAGTTTAAACATGACTTAAACAATCTTAAGAACTTAACATGTGAGTTATGTAATGCAAGTTATATAACTGACTTTGAATTAGTTGAGTATTGTCCTGATTGTATAGAGAAATTACAAGACCAATTGAACGAGGAAGGGAGAAACCTTGAGTAAAGAACCTAAGATAGACTTAGATAAAGTACCTAATATCTTTGATAGTCCATTGACTATGAAAGAATGGGGTAATCAATTTGTTACTGCATGTGGTAATCATGTATTTAAAGTACAACCTAATATGATAAAACTTAGAATGTTAATGGAAAGATTTGTATTAGATTATAACAAGCAACTGGGTGAACTAGACCCATTAGAAGAAGAGGAATAATGAAGAAAACACTAATGCTAACTAAGACTGCAAACGATAGAATAAACTATATTATGAGAGACTTGTTATCTCAAGGTTATAGTGGAACGATGTTAGGCGAAGAGTTTTATAAAACTACTAATCCTGCCTATAGATTCGCAGCTTTTATGGCACTTGATATGCAAGAATCTATTGGATTTGTTCCATCTAAACAATTAGAAGATATGATTACATTTGTTGTTTGGGGTGGAGAAGAGGAATAATGGAAGGTTATGAATACCCCTATTATTCGCCTACTCATACATCAAGTGGAGAAGAAGAATAATGAGAAAATATATATTTTATTTAATCTTGATAATAATTTTAATAAATATATTATTTACAATTAAAGATATTTGGCTTATCCAAGTATAGAAAAAAAGGAGGAATTTGGGGTGGAGAAGAAGAATAATGTTTAAGAGAACAAAAAGATTTCTATGGAAGATAGAGGAATGTCTTTACTTTATAGAGGTAAAGATAAGTAAATATATAAGGAGGAAATATGGCGGGAAATACATTTAAAGCATTTTCCAAAAGAGAAGAGAGAAACCACACTACATCTAATGATAGTAGAGATAAGTTTCTCATGTGGCAGAAAGAAAAGAAAGCAATAGCTGATGACCTATACATCTTTGGAGGTAGAAGGTTGTTAGGAGTAACTAATAAAGATGTGCCTATCTATGCATCTTATTCAGTGGATAGAGATACACTAGAAATAAAGGTAGCGTTGACACACGACATGGAAACAATACGTAAATCTAAGCTGTGTCCTAGAAAGATAACAGTTGGATTGAATGAGAACTCACCTGATTTAGATTGGTCTATGAGACCTAAGACTAAAGCAGACCATGGTGAAGTTACACAAAAGACTTTAAATTATATAGAAGACTTGTTTGCCATAGCAGAGAGTCCTACTAGGGCTAAAGTTAATGGTAAATGTAGTAGCTTATTGTTTATGTGGGTATCTAATTGTATATATACAGGTAGTACAGAAAAGAATAAAGCTTTATGGCATGATATAAAGACACAGTGGAGATTTCCATCTGGTGCGTACTTTACAGTATGGGGTTAGATATGAAAGATAATAAGTTAGATACATGTGAAACATTTATGGATGATAACGGTACATACATTACCATATGCAGCACTCCAAGACATAAAGGAAAAGATGGAGAGACAGTAATCTTCCATGGATGAAAAAAATTTATAGAAGACGTAAGAACAAAACTCTTGACGTCCTACGGTTTACCGTAGTTTTTAGCTTTCCTAAATAAATCAGCTCTACCTTGAAACTTTAATCCTCTGTATACATGTGCTTGGTCTTCAGCAGTTAGAGTCTTTTGTTTGCTACTAACCTTACCGAATGCAACATCAGCTATAGCTTCATTCTGTGCTATTCTTCTGTTCAATTCACCTGGACCTAACCCATGATATCCCTTACCAGTCATAAACCTTTTATCTTCTCCAGTAGGTTGATACTTCTGTGTAGGTTTTTGATATTCCTTTGTAAAATTTTTTCTCATTGTTAAATATTTAGCAAACACAGATTTTCTATACGCTGATTTATCTGCAGCATCTAATTTATCATAGACACCTTTATGAACACCTAACTTTGTATATGGATTCTTAGCCATTAATCCTACTTAGTAATTTGTTTTTTAGCGTATGTCTTGATGACTGCTAATGCAGCACCACCACCAGCTAACGCAGCTAACTGGAGCGCTCCAGCATCTACACCAACTAATGGAGCGACAGTCAAGGCGCCGATAAAGGCCTCGATGAATGTCCAAACGGTTCTTTCGATAACGTCTTTTAGTTCTTCACTCATTTTATAACTCCATGCTTCGTTCCAAGGGGTCCACGCCACATCCTTCTTGAATGTACCTTCAGATGTTCTTGCTCTAATCTTATTAAACATACTACTTAGTATAGTCTTCAGGTTTCTTTTTACCTAATCCACTCTTACTTAATATGTCATCTAATTGTGTTGCTGCTAATCCAGCTAATGCTATTGCAGGCATTCTCTTGTAGAATTGTTTAGCTACTGTAGCTGCTACGGCAGCAGCTTTAGCTGCATCACCACCTAATTCTGATAAAGCTTTCTTATATACTGATTTATATTTAGGAGAATCTATTGGATTCTTTGCATAATTTTTACTATCAGCTTTCTGTCTATTAACACTTGTAGGTATTGTACCTCTTGCTTCCATATTCTTTACCCAGTTCTTATGTTCTATATCTTTATTTATAAAGTATTGTTGCGCTCCTACTTTTTTAATCTCAGCTTCTTTAATAGCTTCTGGACTACCTTGAGATGGAGGAGTATCACTTGGTTTATAACCTTGAGTACCTTCTCCAAATCCTTTTTCTGGTCCTTCTACTTTAGCTAAAGCTTCTGTTACTAAAGGTGCTTCAGGTGTACCACCAGCTTTTACATTAGTTAATTTAGATAAACCTCCTTGTGTAGCTTTAATATCTTTTTTTAAAGATTTTACTTCAGCAGCTGTCTCTGGTACTGATACACCAGCATCAAGCATTTTATTTTTAAGTCCTTCTAAAAATTTTAATTCTTTTTGTTGTTTTGCAAGTTTAACTTCTAATGCATTTCTTTGTATAATCTGATGGTCAGCTATAGGAAACTTATCTGTAACTGTTTTACCTAATTCTTTTTGAACAGGTACTTTACCTTCTACCCATATGTCATCACCCACACCCATATCTCTAATAGGTACTGTAGTTTGACCAAACATCTTATGTGCTATAGCTCTAGTAGTAGCTTTACCTGAACGTTGACCATAGATACCTTCTGGTGAACCAATTAAATCTTCTGACCAAGCACTAGCTTTAGGCGTACCAACTGATTCAGATGTACTTTCTATAAGTTTATCTGTATAATCTAATCCTTTAAACTCACTAGCTCTCTTAACTATGGCTTCAGTTTCTAATTGTTCTACTGATTTACCTAACTTCATACGTTCAATTTGTTCTGCTTCTTCTAGCTTTGCAAATTCTCCTGCTAAAGATTTTTGAACATCTTCAGTTATATTAGGAGTTTCTTTTAAATATTTATCTATAGTTCCTTTTTCTTGTGTATAAAAGTTAGTCATTCTACTTATTTCTGACTCTGTATATGAAGTAGAACCAGTAAATGTTTGCCAGTTAGT